TGTCCTTGGGAGTTCTGGAGAGGACCGGACGAAGACATTCCGTAAAGGGCTCTTACGAAGAAGTTCGAGCCGTCGATTATGAGGATGTCACTCATTACTTACCGTCCATTGTTGCAAATGAAGCTGGTAAAGCATTTTCTTCAGTGACCGAAACTATTTGTTTGGACTTTTTCTTTTCTTCTGCGATCTCTTTTGTGATGACACACTGACACACGATGGGGATTCTGTCCCTTTCGGAACCTTTCACTACGGTCTTGTACCCTCTTCTGCCGGTACTAAGACACTTGTTGCATCCGCTCTTTGCTTTGCTGACGAGATACGCGTCGTTGTACTTGTCCCTGTACTCTTCAACTGTCATTTTCACTTCCCCCCAGTGTACGTTTTGTATATCTTTTCCAAGACATGTCTTATGTTCTTTTTCGGTATCTTCGTTTCTTTTTGAATCTCTCTTATGAGGTCTGCATACACGATATTGTCTATGGACTTGCCTTCGTTACATATGACCTTATTTTTGATGCACTCAAGTATTCTTTTGTTCTCGTCGGTGCTTCTTATTTTTAGGTCACTCATTTTGATTTTGGTTATAAATTCTAAGACAGTATACGTGTGTTCTACGTTTTCTGGGTGACTTCCCATGTACATGTCGAAGTTGGCGTTATTGTCGTCCACGTTGACGGTGATTGGTTCATCAGAGGTTATTGACGTGTCCTTGTACTGGTTCTTCAAGTACCAGAATATCTTGTTCTTAGATATGGCGGTGAAGAACGAGAACGCGTCTCCCTTTGTCTTGTCCCATTTGTGGATGGCTTCCATGATGCCGACCCAAGCCTCCTGTGCCAGGTCGTCATTTATGTAGTTTCTCCTAAGGAGCTTGTACCTGCTTATTACGCCGTTTATGAGGTTCTTGAATATAGGCTCAAGTTCTTCAATGATTTTGATGTCACGCGTCCTCTGGTACTCTAGGACTCGCTCTTCGACCTCTTCGTTTTTGAAATACATGATCGCACTATAGAACCTCGTAAATTCTTTGTTTGTTTTCTTCGTATACCTGGCCGAACTCTGTTCTCTTAAATTTTATGACCCCTTCCTGGTTTCCAAGGTCCTCGTTGAGGTTGAGGATCCATGTTGGACCAGAAGAGTTTATTCTCTTGTTCTCCTTGAGGTGTTCGAACGCGGTCTGTACTGGATCAAACATTCCAAGGTTGTTGTTGAAGATGGAGGTACATTCCAACAGCGGTTGGTGTATCTTGTTTTTGATGGTCTTAAAGTCGATCTTCTTTCCGACTATTCCTGCTGCCCTGTCTATGTCGTAGTTTCCTGCGTTGGCCATCTTGAGTCTCTGGATCGCTGCGTACTTCGGACCGTGACCACCGGGGGTGAGATACTTGTCACCAAACATTTGACCGACATTTTCTCTGTATTGGTTCACTATGAGAAAGCAGACTTTGGCTTCGGACAACGGGACTATGAGTTTTCTCAGTCCAGCTGAGTTCACTCTGGCTCTGATGGCCATCTCTTTGTCGTAGTCTTCACTTTCCACTTCCTTGAGAGCTGGTGTTGCTGCAAGACTGTCCCATACAATTAAGGCTGGTCCAGTGAACGCTTTGTCAACAATCTTGGACTTAACTACGGTCTTGACCATGTTGTACACGTCCTCTAAGCATCTAGGTTGCATGTAGATGAGATCTTCTGTCTTCACACCGATGTTCTTTAGTCTTGCTATGGACATTGCGGCCTCTGTGTCAAGGTAGATGACCGGGTATCCCTTTTTCTGTGCCTGTGCTGTCACCATCGCAGCAAGAGTTGACTTGCCAGACGCTTCAAGTCCTGCAATCTCTACGGTTCCTCCAAGGATGAACCCGCCACCAAGGATCTTATCCAGAGTAGGTATACCGGTAGGTATTACGTCAAAGGACTCTATCTCGTTCTGTTCGTCTCCGTGGGTACCGTATATGATCGCCCTCAGCTTGTCAGTGTCCGATCCTCCAGACACCATGTTTCCGCCCTTAATCTTCATTTTGCCTCCAGATTGACTACTTTTCTTGCGTTGAATTTGGGAGAAGAGCTGGAATAGTCCTTGAAGAATTCGTAAATGTCTCCGGTTTCCTGATTCAAGAAGAATGTTTTTGGAATATCCGACTGGTGTTCTTTATACTCGAATCTTACGTATTTTTCTTGCATCAGAACGGGTCCTCCTCGTTGTTGATAACGCTGTCTGTGACTGGTTCATTTGGTGGCAGGTCGTCGTCTTTCTTGAATCCTTCTACTGCCGCCCTAAGAGAGTCGGTGCTCTCTTGCATCTTCTCTTTTCGTTTCTTGTCTTTCTCCACGTCAATGACTTCTTGCGTGTAATCTTTGAGATGCTTAAGAAGTTCAGCCATGAACTCCGGTTCAGCACAGATGTTCTGTTCTATGTAGATGTCAAGGGGCTTCTTATTAACTACGTTCAACACGTTCATGTAACCAGAAGACTCTGCGTTGATTGGATTTTCTACTTCCATGGCAACGTCAAATCTTCCTTCTGGGTTTGTGTATACTTTCACCCTGTAGCGAAAGACGTCAATCAGGTTTATGTTCAGTTCTGCCATTATCTTAGAGATCCTGTCATGCAGAACGCCGTAGAGATAGTCCTGGAACGAGGCGATCTTGATCTTTTTGTCGTGTATGACGTAAGCGTTGAAAAACTTGGTAGGAACTGCTATGCGCCAAACTGCTTTGGGGACCTTAGTTTCGGACAACCACTTGTCCACCACACAGCCTTTGCAATTGATCCTCTGTGCTCTTAATCCTCTTGCCTTGGCAAGATCGTAGAGACCAAAATGTGTGTTGACTTCTTCGAATGGGTAGTCGATCTCAACTTCGTCTTTTTCCAAATCAATGGAAACAACTTTGGGGACGATAAGGAACGAATAGGTGTTGTTCTTGAGGAACTTAAGGTAGTCTACCGATCCATTTGTGGAGACTGTGTTCTTTGTTGCTGTGAACTTTTTTTCAAAAGTCTCTTTTGCTTTTATCTTCATACTGGCTCCTTTTTATGCTACTTTTTATATTATACGACATGCTAGTCCTATGTACACATAGAAGACAGAGAGCTGCCAACTTTCTTTTTTAAGAATTCGTTCAGACTCTCTTCGGAGGCGTTCTTGGTGAAGTCAACGGTGAACAAATAGTTCATAATACACAGTTTTTCTGTGGTTAGACTCTTCTCTACGTCGAGTTCCTTTCTTTTGGCATTGTTGGCTCCGAGGATGAAATACGTGCTTCCGTACTCCTCGACAAGAGAGATCTTCTCTATCATGTTGTTCAGGAGTTTGGTGGAGTTGATGGTGTAGAATATGTAGGACGGCTTCTGCTCCTTCTTGTCTATCTTCTTCCTGTGAGCGCGGATTATGTTCACGTTTTTCGTCAGTTCTTGGTCCAGCATCCCGGTTAGTTCTAGGTTCTTCGTCTTGTCTATGGACAGCATGAGGACGATGGTCTTGTTTGTGATGACTTCGAAGGTGTCTTCGAACTTCTCCTTGGCCCAGTCGAACGCGTAGAAGTGTTCGTTGTCTATCCTGTAGACGATGACCTTGTCTGTGAATTGTTTCAGTCTAGGGATGAACTGCGTTATCTGGTTGGCTATGAAGCCATTGCTGAATTTATGTGATAGTGGTTTGATCGGGAAGAACACGCTCATGATCTTGGTGGTCGATATTTTTTCTGTGGTTGGTTCCATCACTTACTCCCTGCAACATTTGGCACCATACTAATGCCACTTTATATTTTCGAACACGTAGTTAATTACTTAAATGTTTCCACACTCAAAAGAATCTCTGCATCTTCTCCCGGAAACTGCCATGCGTAACTTGAATCTGGTGGTCTGCGCCTTGTCGTATTCTTAAACCCTATGGTCTGTAAGACGAACCTTAGTTGGTTTTCGGTGAACAGGAACTTGTGTCCTTGTCCTGGAAACCATTGGGCCGCAAAGAACACACTGTACAGGCTGTTCCTCTTCTGTTCGTCGGCCACAAGAAACGACCTACACAACGATTCTAGGTCAGGAGTTTCTAAACACAGCCTTCCGCCTGGTTTAAGAGCACGGTACCACTCTTTTAACACGGCATGTCCGGCGTAAAAATCAAAATGTTCTATCAGATGATTCGCCAGTATCTCATCGACGGAGTCGTTTTTGAACGGTAACACGGAACAGTCGAACACCATGTCAGCGTGGTTCTTGTTGTAAAAGTCACAATTTACATACCCCTTTCGGATGTCGCTATCACACCCTAGGTTCAATCTTACCACTTAACCTCCGACTCCGGACGAAGGTGGTTGGCCTCCTACGGGGATGCCGGACATCGATCCCATTCCCATAGAACCGACGCTGGTGCTGAAATCGCTCTCTCCGTCATACTCTTCTGAGGATTCGTCGATTTCTGTTCCACCGGCTGATATGTCGTCAGCATGAGTTTCGTCCTCGGTCTCTCCTTCAGGATCAACGTCACCACCAAAATCGTCTGGTGGTTGCTGTCCCTGTTCTGCGAGAAGTTGTTCCTTCTGCATCTTGTACTGTACGTACGTAGGGTTGAGGATGACGTCTCCACCGGACAGAGGCTTGAGGCCGTACTGTGATCTCATCTCGTTCACAGTCCTTAGGTAACCGACCTCCTGGGTCTCCATGTTCATCTTCTGAGCGTCGATGACGTCGGTGTAACCGTAGAAACTGAACTCCCACTCGCCGTCCGTCAACGGATAGACGATGTACTTGTTCATGACCGTTTCCATGAATTTAAGAAGAGGAACAAGTCCCTTGTCTTTGGAGAACTTGATTCTTTCGATGGCCGAAGAATCACTTAGGCTTCTTGACTGCGCTCCACCGGAAACTCCTCCCTTGTTAGGGAAGTTGATTTCAACAGGATCGATCTGGTAGATAGCGCAGATGACGTTCACGAGGTACTCCAACCACCTGCCAAACTCCATCTCTCTGTTGGACTGGTTGAAGTTGATCCACTCGAGTCCTTCCGAAGCTATGATGGGGGTCTTCCAGGCGTTGTTCACTCCAGCTATCTGTGAGTGCCAAGCCCTGCGGAACGCGTCAAGTTCTTCGGTCGGCAGAGAAGTTCCCTTCACGTTGAGTATTCCCTTCGGTGCGGACCCCTGTGTGAAGAACCTCTTGTTGTACTCTTCTCCGTAGATCTGCGCGGCTATGTAGTTGAGTGCCATCTCGATTTCGGACACGCCGTAACCGTTCGTCCTGATGTCTGTGGTTGGATTCCTGAGAGAGAAGGCCATCTCGTCGTAAGTATAACCGGTGTACAAGATACCATCTAGGTACTGTACGAAATATATCCCCTTGTCCCTCTTCGTCTTTGGGTCGGCGATTCTAATGGTACCTGCGTCTACTGGGTAGATGGCCGCAGGTTTATTAGTCTTCGGATCCTTCACGATTTCAAAACAGAGCTGGTCGAAAGTGAGACTGTCTCTTGTTATCTTTTTCAGGAACTCCATGAAACCCGGTCTTTCGGGGTCCTTACCGAGTGTCTCCTTATCGCCACAGTTCTCGATGAAGTCCATCAGGTACATCATCTTCTTGACTTTCTCTTCGCTCATGGTCTGGGGTGGAAGACTTGGGTTCGCCTGTCTCAACAGGTGACCGTACTTCTGTTCCTTTGGGTAGACCGTATAACCGATCCTGTCGTTGGGTGTGAGATACTGGCTCGAGAACAGGGAGACCTGGTTTATTCTTGTGTTGATGATGGAGGCGATCACGCCGTTCCTGTAAGAGATTTTTCTTAGAAGCTGGTAGGAAAGCGACCACGCGGTGTTCTTCGACTTGAACTGCAGGTAGTCGAGAACGAACAGCGGGTCGTAAAACTTTGATACCGGCTTCTGGTCCTTCGGGTCCTGAGCTCCGACGATCTTTCCGCCAGACAACTCTACTTGTTTGGATTTGTTGACGTCCTCTAAGTTCCCGTTTTCAACGAAAAGAGGTCCTGTCAGAGTCCCCGTCTTCTTCCTTGCCATACTACACTCCTGTTTTTATCCTATGAATTTCTTGTAATCGATTAGTTCGGCGGTGTCTGGTAAGAGGAACCTGATGTGTTCGTTCCTGTTAGTGTCCTGCTGATCTCTATAAATTAGTAATCTATCATCGTACATTGTCTTTTTATTACTGTCCTGTGTAACGGCAGACCCAGGAAACTGGTCTGCGTTTAAAAATTTGAACCTAGTAGTCTGTTTCTGGTTTATCAGGATGAACGTCCCTATGGCAACCGCTATGATGGAGTCGTCCTTTTTGCCAGCTTCCGCTTCCGGTTTGTTCTTTTCTGAGTAAACGAAGCTTAAGGCCTGGTCTAACCATATCTTGCTGTACACCACCAACATGTTGTTCCTAAGAACTTCAGACAGGTTATCCAGAATGAGAGGTCTGGTAGCCGAATTTGTCACGAACCCTGGTTTTCCGTCTGTTCCGTGGTATATATTAGGGTACTTGTCAAGTACTTTGGTGCCATCCTGTAACAACCCGTTGACGGCCCAGTAACACAGAAGGTGACCGTGGTTGTTTCTTTCGATGGCCAACTGTGGGTACCTGTAGAGGGAACCCAGGTGGTACAGGAGTCTCCAGAACTTTGGCATCGGTATCTTCTCGCTTATTTCGGCGCACATCTCTATCCTTACCGGGTCCTTGTGCAACCTCAACATGTAAGCGGCGGACGAGGAACCTGTTGGATTTCCTTCCGCTGGGTCAACACAGAGTATGTATCTAAACTTGGGATCCGGATCGAATGTCTTGTAGATCTTTATCTTTTCCTGTTCCACCTTCTGCCATTCGACGACCTTGTTAGCTTCTATCCAGAGACCGATTGATTTTATCATGTCCCTGTCGAAGAAGGGTTTTCCGGATGAGAGGAAACAGGACTGGTCGTCTTCTGGGTATTCTTGGAGGAACTTTTCTTTCAGGGTCTGTTGTTTTGACCTTCTCCACGCCATCTGTTGGAGGTTGGTTCCGTGAACGACCATGAAATCTTTTTCTTCGTCGGTCAGAGTCTCCTGTATGTAGGCCTGTTCTTCGTTCCCTATTTCGAACTTGTACTCGGCGTGATCGAACCACCTGTAGAAGTGTGGGTACGGTACGTCGTTAATTTTCCTTTCGATCTCCGAGGTCCTGACAGCTTCCATGTAACTGTCGTGGAAGTGGTTGTACCCGTTCGCTGTCGTTTCGAAGATGATGACGCCGTTCTCCATTGGGACGGTCTGAATGAGTGAAGGAAGGATCTCTTCCGGTTTGTCCCAAAACGCAAATTCAGAACAGTGGAGGAGGTTAATCGTTGTACCGCGACCGAACCCCGTAGATCCGGCGGTACCGATGAAGATCTTCGAGTTGATCGTCTCGAAGACGATTTCCCTCCTAGACGAGTACTTGCTGACCGGTCTTATCTCGTCAGGAAGGTTGTCATACATGAGTTTGGTAATTTCGAAGATTCTGGCTGTCGATTCGGCGTCGTGAGCGATGATAACCGCAACAGTATTAGGAACAAGAATGGCTTCGGCCAAGAACAGACCGCAGATCATCGTGGTAAAACCAAGCTGTCTTGGCTTCAGGATTATGTGCTGCCTGATTCCCCTTTTTCTTAGGTCTAGATACGTCGCGTAAAACTGTTCCTGTATGTCGTTGAACAGAAACGGTATGATCTGGCGCTTCTTGTCCTTGATGGAGATGAAGGTCTCAGTAAAGAACCTGTAATCGTTCAGACACAGACCGACTATGTTTTCTTGGGTGTATTCTGGAACGGTCTTACTTGTCAAGGCCGCGCTCTTTTCTCTTTCCTATGACGAATTCTGCTAGTCTGATCGTGGTCTCGTCACCGCCTGAAGCTGCAACTTTGGCCACCTGTGATATGGTGGAAGCGGTTCTATCGTTTAGAGCATCCTGCAGTAATTCTTTGGCGTTCTCTATCAACAGAGCTGCGGATTGCATCCTGACTTTGTCTTCGTCTGCTGTTACTAGTAAATCTGAAAGGGTGTTGATGGCGTCGTCAAATTTACCCAAGATTTTTGCAAGAAGATATGTTTTATTATCTTGTACTAATTTTTGTTTAATGTCCTCATATTCAGCACTCAAGATGATTTCTTTAAATTCTTTTCTAGAAAGTCCTAAGGATAACATAATGTCTTGTCGTTTGTTTCCTTCAAATTGCATTGAAGCTACTTTTTCTACAAGAGACGAAAATTCTTCATTATCTATTTCTACGATTGATAAGCTTTGATTAGTTTTTTCAATTCCAGTTAATTGAGTATTAGCTTCTACTATGGAGTTTTTGGCTTTTACTAATCTATTTAAGTCGTTAAGCTCACGTTGCATATCTCTTAAGCCATCATTGCCACTGCTCATTTGGTACCTCTATTTGTTTTGCATTCCAAGTGTTATTCTCAATACTATAAGAATATACAGCTTCCTAAAAAGTATGTACACGAACCTCGTGAATTTTTATTTCTCGGCTCGTCGTCAATCGATAAATTAGTGGGAAAGGACGATTTCCTTAGCTAATGTATAACGTTAGAAACAATCCATCCTGGAGAAGTTAATGACGACACAAAACGAGATAAAAGATGACTTCAACGTCTTTTCCGATGATCTTCATATCTCCGAAGAAAAAGTAGATCCAGAAATCCTGAAGGCCAGACATGTGGACTTGAAGAACGCCACCCAGAGGATAATCAAGGGTATGGCTTCTACCGGACACGAGGATACCGACAAAGAAAGAGTCATCCAAGAAGGCCTGGACATATCGTATTTCAAGTCCCAGGGCTGGTTCAACTGGATGCACAACAACTCTCCTAGTCACATAATTGGTTGCCCGACCGAAGCGCACGTCGATTCCAAGGGACTCTTCGTCAAGGGGATGCTCTTCAAGACTGAGATGGCCAACCACGTCTGGAACCTCATATGCGAGCTCCACGACGTAGGGAACCCAAGAAACATGGGCTTCTCTATAGAAGGGAAGGTCACGGAGAGGTCCGAGGTCAATAAGTCCAAGATCCTAAAAGCAAGAATTACTAACGTTGCCATCACGCACATACCTGTCAACATCAAGGCCACCCTAACTATAGATTTTTTGACCAAGTCCATGGTTCCTGCTAATTATGATGATGTTCTAAGATACGTCATCAATGACATGAACAAGGACGTCATGGCAGCCGTCGGTTCTGTCGGATTACAGGCCGGAGTCTCAACTGCAGGAATAGCCAACGAAGGAACCACCGGGGGAGCGGCTATCAGGAAACAGGACTTAGAAGGTGTTAAAGAAAAGAAGAACAAGGGCGTTCCGGAAACTACTCAACTGACTGATCCAACTATGGAAAATGAGTTTAGAAAGAAATCTATTCTTCTTTTCGAGACCAAGAAAGAACTCCACGACATAATCAAGACTGTCAATCCTGGCGCTCATGACGCCGTTATCGACGAGGTCATCAACCTCATAACGAAAGCGGGCGGCCTGGACAATTTCTTTCAAGTACTCGAAAAGAGCGATATTTTTTAAGGAAAAAACTACATTTTCCGTTAATTTACTTTACCGACAGACGGAGGAATCACATGTCATTACTGAAAAGAATCGATGATCTCATCAATAAGGCGTCAGCAGGGGAAGCTGTCGAGCACACCCTGAGTACTCCGCCTAAGGAAGACGAAGAGAAGAAGGAAAAGAATCCTGCTAACTCTGGAACTCGGGCCAAAAAGAATTTAGGTCCTTTGTCTCGTCCTGAACCCGGTAAGGTCCAAGTTGACATTGACGAAGGCGAAAATCAGGGTTACATCAACACCAGAGAAGGTGGCGGAAACGCTCCTCTGGCGCGTCCTGAGACCAAGAAGCACGAGGGTGGAGAAAAGTCTGTAGAATCAGCTGATTTGACCAAGGGCGGCGACGACGAGGAAGAAGACGAGAAGAATCCTGAGCACGAAGCCGGCGAATCGGAAGAGGAAGAGAAGAAGGAAAGAAAGACAGGGAAAGAGGACGAGAAGAAAGCTTCCGCTCCTTCCGCTGCTATCTACCTCGACATTGACGAGTTCAAGGCGGAGATCGCCAAGAGCGTGGTCGAAGAGGTCATCGCTCTGATCGAAGACAAGTATGCCGACGCGTTTGCCAAGGCCTCACAGTCCGAGATCATAGGGACCGGTCTTGCCGCTTCCATCGAAGCCACGCTCGAAAGAGTCGAGGACATCGAAAAGTCCCATAACGAGTATACGGACAAGGTAGCTCTGGTGGAAAAGGTTCTCACGAACATCACCAAGGCGCTTTCGGTTCGTAAGTCGGTCCTTAAGAAGTCCGACATGATAAAGAATGAAAGTATGGAAGGCACGTCTACTATGTCAAAGTCTGAGATCTGTGATGCTCTCTTGGACATGTCGATGAAGGGCCAAGGAGTAGATCCTCACACGGTGGTCAAGTTTGAGACATCTGGGGACATTAACGTAATACCTGAGAACATCAGAGTTTCTCTAGGTCTCTAAACAAATTCTAACGGAGGACAAAAATGTTAGATTTTAACGGATTCGGGATTGGGTCCGGCCAAGACGTTCAGGAGCTGAACAAGGCACTGGAAGGTGCCGCGGCTCTTGGTCTCGCAGGCGGAGTCTCAACCGCGGGTATCGCAATCGACGGTACCACCGGCGGCGCGGCACTTAGGGTGCAGTCGCTCGACAGTTCGTTGAAGGTCATCACCTTCACCGACAAGCACATCAACTTCTGGAAAGACATTCCTAAGACGCCTGCTTACAGCACCGTTGAGGAATACAACCAGCTAACATCTTACGGCACCCAGACGGGTGGATTCGTAAGTGAAGGCGAACTTCCTTACTCAACTACGTCGGACTACCTGCGCAAAGTAGCGTTGGTCAAGTACGTGGGAACGACCCGTTCGGTCTCCCACCCTATGACCTTGGTCCGTACGATGGTTCCTGACGTCATCGCTCAGGAGAACAGCAACGGTATCATGTGGATGCTACGCCAGATCGAAAACGCCCTTTTCTGGGGCAACGATAAGGGCCGCGATGCTACAGAGTACGTGGAATGGGCCGGAGTCGATCAACAGATCGGCGGAGCGACAGGAATCGGTACCGGTGGCGGAAACAACTACGACATGAGGAACGTGAACCTGGCGACCACGCCTTTCACGACCGTCGTCAACTCTCTGGCGCAGACAGTGGTCGACCAGTTCGGTTTTCCAACGGACATCTACCTTCCCTACCAACTTCTGGCGAAGATCAACGACGAGTTCGCGGGCACCGCTGCTCAGCGTATTGTACTTCCTACGCCACAGGGAAACACCCAACTCAACATCAACGTCGACAGCCTGATGACGCAGGCAGGAAAAGTCAACCTAAAGCCGACCTACTTCCTACAGAGGACCAGAACGGCCCCAACGGCAGACAAGATCCTGAAGAGCGGAACGATGGCTTCGATGTTGGCACAGACCGTCACTGGTTCCGAACAGGTCGCTTCGGTCACTGGACTGGCAGTAGGCTGGTACAGGATCATGGTGTCCTTCGAGAACAAGTGGGGAGAGACGAAAGCGTACAACGTGGACGGTACGGCGATCGGTTCGGACGCCAACGCGGCGACCGCAGTCCAGATCTCCTCGACCGCCAATACGATCCAGTTCGCTTTCGGCGCACCTGACACAGACGACGTGGATGCCGCGCAGTTCATGAACGTGTTCGTGAGCGAGATGGCCGCCACAGAAGCTTTGGCAAAGGCCGCAACGGCGTACTGGGTACAGAGGATCGCGATGACCGCGGCAGGAACTGCCGTGAAATGGGACGGTAAGAGACTTCCGAACACCTACACGGCGTTCATCGGACAGAACACTTCCGACGTCCTGACCTTCAGGCAACTGGCCCCGCTGGTAAAGATGGACCTTGCTACCATCGCTCCGGCGTACAAGTGGATGATCCTCCTTTATGGGATGCCGATCATATTCGTCCCTCAAAAGTGGACGAGAGTGTTGAACATCAAACTCTAATCTGAACTAGACAGGTCAGAGAAGAAAACGTAAAGGTATAGGTAAATAAGAGGCGAACAGGAGGGGACTGCTAGGGAATTCTTGGTGGTCCCCTCTTTTTTTTAACTTTAACGGAGGTAAGATATGTCAGACTACGCGCCATCTGGTTTCAGGTACGACAACATAGTTCAAAGTCACTCGCATAAAACGGCCGACATAGTGGACTATGTCGCGCTAACTTCTGGTTACTCGGGGGTCAGCGGAGTAGACGCTTTCTCTGGTTACTCAGGGATGAGCGGAGCTGTACCAGGTGGTTCTGGGTACAGCGGAATAAGCGGACCGTCAGGTTACTCCGGTGTTTCTGGTTTTTCCGGTTACTCAGGAGCTTCCGGTAAGTCTGGTTATTCTGGTATCAGTGGGCCTTCCGGTTATTCTGGTGTTTCCGGTAGGTCTGGATACTCAGGAATCGCAGGTTCTGCAGGAGCACAGGGCTCTGTAGGAACGTCAGGTTTTTCTGGAACCTCAGGGTCTGCAGGAACTTCAGGGATCAGCGGATTTTCCGGAACTTCCGGTAAGTCTGGTTATTCTGGTATCAGTGGTTTCTCTGGTTATTCAGGCAAGTCGGGCTATTCTGGTAATTCCGGTTACTCAGGACTTGGTATTTCCGGTTACTCAGGAGCAGGGACTTCTGGTTACAGCGGAGTGAGCGGAGCTTCAACTTCAGGTTATTCTGGTGGTTCTGGATACTCTGGTAATTCCGGTTATTCAGGAATCGCAGGAGCAAAGGTCGCCGGTACCTTTACCGCAACGGCAGGAGCGACCTCTGTGGTAACCCAAGCTTTGGCAGGAACTGGGAACAAGATCTTCATCACACCTACGACTGCTGCCGCGGCTAACCTTTCTGCTTACGTGTCGTCCATCAGCAACGGGGTGAGTTTCACCGTTGGACACGATACCGCCGCAGGAACCGAAACCTTCAACTACGTGATATTCGTTTAACGAGGAGATAAAAGATGCCATTAAGTAACACAACGCCGTCAGCGAGCGTACTCCAACACCCGGTCCAGAAATGGCCTGGTCACGGTCACGACTCTGACTTCGTACATTTCATCAACGGAACGTTGACCCTTGCCAACGCGACTACGACCACCGTTAGCGATTCTAGGATCTTGGCAGACGCCCAGGTCCTTCTGAATCCCACTTCTGCCCAAGCGGCTCTGGTGGTCTTAGGAGGAACGAACTTCACTTCTGGAATCTACGTTTCTTCGGTCGTCGACGGGAGTTTCGTGGTGACGCACGACGCGCACGTGACCGGTCCGAACGCAACTTTCGATTACGTCGTATTCAACACTTCGTTCTAACAAAGAGTCATAGTTTGAGGAGAAAATAGTATGGCAAACGAGTACATTTACATTCCTGGCAAAGGGACTGTTCGACATTATATAAACTCGCCAGAACAACACGTTGTTGGTCTTGAGTTCAAACCTACAGAAACCGTTAAGGCTCAGGTCAAAGTACCGCAAGAGGTGGTATATGACGTGAGACCGAAGGAAGACGCGCCGGAGGCCGAAGGGCCTCCGGTGATCGTCGAGATGGCCAAGTCGGTCGACGTTCTACAACCCGAAAAGGAATCTAAAAAGAAAAAGGCAGAGAAAGAAAACACAGAATCGAAAGACTGAGGATTTCCTAATGATAAACAAGATAAATGTCTTTTTAGTTTGTTTGAAGATCCTTGTTCTTAGTACATATAACGCTCACCTTATCAGTCCGATAAGGAAGTGTTACGTGGTTGGTTAGGAGGGGTCATGGCGTTTGTTGCTTCTGACATGACGTTTTCTCCTTTACCAACGGTCTCTTATAACACGGCTTCAATTATAAAGTATAGGAACCATTTCGTTTCTGGCACCGGGCAGATAGTCCTTCGGGAAGAAGGGGTCGGTACCAGGTTCATAATAAACGCTATCTTCACGGCAGGAAAATCCGTTGAGATAGGGTTTGGGACCATAGGACTTGGAACGATCACAGAGACACTGTTCACCTATTCTCAGACGGCCGGTCCTGTTGACCTGTCGTCGTTCTTTGCGTCGGCTCCTTTTTGTCACTATAGGCCCGGTAAAGAATTGGTGATAGATTTTGAGGGTGGAAAGACCGGCACCGTAGCCTACGCGCCTTACAAGGGCTGAGGTGACAGATGACGTTTGACGGATTAACACCGGATTGGTTGAAAGAGACCTATCTGTACAGGATACCAATCTCTTACGACAACGATTTCTTGACCGACGATGTTTTGAATTTCTACATCAATTCGGCCAAGAACCAGGCAGAGATCTTGCTTGGAATAGACATAGACAAACACGTCGACAACCAGGAGCGCCACGATTACCGTTTGGAGGAGTGGACCTCCGGTTACGGTTTTCTTCAGATGTACAGACGACCATGCATTAAGGTTAAGAGTCTCGCTCTCAACGTCATAACTTCGACCATAGAGATTCCGCAAGAATGGATACAGCTGAAGAAGAAGACCTCTCAGTTACAACTCATTCCGTATTACGGTATTCTGGCCTCTGCCGCGATAGGAAACCAGCTCATAATGTTCTTACCCCTTCTGTCTTCGACCACGTACGTTCCCCAGATCATTCTGGTGAAGTATGATTCTGGGTTCGAACCTAGTGACGAACTTCCGGGAGCTCTGGCACAATTGATAGGCAACCTTGCTGCTTCAGGAGTGTTGGCGGTCCTTGGAGAAATAGCTCTTGGTGGTCAAGCGGCTCTTGCCGGTTATTCCATCGGTGTTGACGGTCTGTCACAGTCCGTTAGTACAACGCTCTCTGCAGAAAATCACGCATATTCGGCAAGGACCAGACAGTACGAGAGGGAGAACCAGAACCTGGTAAAGCTTCTGAAGGACTTCTACTACGGAATAAGGATGGCGGCGCTAGCGTAATGATTGTTTATAAAACAGAAAATCTTGTTGATGGGAAAATTTATGTTGGAAAATACGAAGGAGAAAGAACTACGTATTTAGGTTCTGGTATATATTTAAAAAGGGCTATTTTTAAATATGGGAAAGAGAATTTTAAACGAACCACAATAGATATTTCTGAAGACAGAAGAGAATTATGTTTAAAAGAAATATTTTGGATCAATTTTTATGATTCAAAAAATTCCGAAATAGGATATAATATAAGCGACGGTGGTGATGGTTTTAATGGTCATTATTCTTATGAAACAAGACAGAAGATTGGCATTTTTCATAAGGGAAAATTTCGCTCTGAAGAAACAAAAAAGAAAATAAGTCAAGGAAGAAAAGAATATCTTTCTGTTAATCCAATTTTCTTTTCGGAAGAAACTAGACAAAAAATAAGTGCTTCTAATAGTGGTGAAAATAATGGTTTTTATGGGAAAAAACATTCTAAAGAAACTAAGCAAAAAATGAGCGAGTCTCGTAAAAGAAGGGTTTATGACCAATAGTGTAGCAACTGGTGCTGCCAGATTAAATTTTCGACCCTCAAAAATTGATTATAATACTGATGCAATAATTTCGCTCATCAACGCCTACGGTTCCAACTGGGACTGGTACAACACAATGATCTGTCCTTGCACCTTACAGACGCAACAGGTGGAACACAGATTCCAGAAACTATCCTGTTCTTTGTGTAACGGCACTGGGTGGGCTTATGTCTTCAACAGACCGATAAGGGCTATACCGTACTCTTTTCAGAGGGAGGAAGCGACACTCACCTACAGGGTTCCAGAACAGGGAATCATGGCGAACATATACGCTTCTCTTAACCTGCTTCCTAAGGATAAGGTTAACATAAGAGACAGGGTCGTTTTTAAGGACTCCGTCACGTTCAGGTCTGAAGTCAAGCAGTACTCGGTTTCTGTAGAAAAATATTCTTTCACTTACAGGATAATCGATCTCATGAGGGTGATCGACAACGACGGAAAACAGTACGACTGCACTCACGCTTATGCGGACCAGAGGGACGTCGACGTCGACGCAGACGGCAGACTCTTCTGGGTCGTCGGTAACCAGTTTCCTCCAGATGGGATGGCCTTCTCGATCTATTACAGTTTTAATCCGTCGTACGTAATCATCAGCGCGAACCATGAGATAAGAGGGTTCACCGCAGGTGGGACAAAGTTGACCGACAAACAGGAATGGGAGAACTTGCCGAGGGTGGTTCACATGAAGCTCGAAATTCCGGATTCTTATCTGTTTTAGGAGATGACTCTATGACCGAACTTAATGGATCAAAGGAAGAACT